GATTGATTACGTTGGTAATACTCTTAATCAGCCAGCTAATGCAAATAGTGAGATTCTTCTATTTAATAGTATTAGTTTCTTATATTTTAGAACGGCTGCATTAGCGGCTAATTTCATTGGTCTAGAAGGAGAAGTGTAATAAACCGGATAATAGTAGTAACCTAAATTAGAGTAATAATCATTATTAGCTACGGTTTGAGTTAGCTGATTTGTTAACCAATCAGTTTTACATACCATTAATTGTGTATTCATAAAACATATCCCTTACTTAGTAGCGAAAACTAAACCGAGTTCTTTAGCTTTATCCTTATTCACGATAGCGTGACAATGTTTGCACGTTGGATAGGATAAATTAATCATCTCCCCACAAGACGGGCAGTGTTCAAGAATAGTAGAAATGGTATTCTCCATCCAGGGTTTCGTACTTGATACGCCTAAATACTCAGCCGCAATTCTTGCATCTTCCGGAATACCCTTTGGATTACCATTAGTACGCGCCCAAGCCTCATCGGCGAAGTCCATAATTAAGGCGAACCAAATTCTCTGTTGGTTCTCAGCAGCATCCTTTAATTCCTTAAAAGACCTGCCAGTATCGTCTTTGTACGCCAGAATATTAGCCCTAGTATGAGCTCCTGGAATCCAGAATACTCCAGGACCACGAACACCCTTTGATGCAAGCCATGTAGCAGATAAATAATCATCAATAATTGCTTTAGCCAACGCAGCCGAATTAACTTGAATCTCCGTGGGTGGCATATGCTCAATCACTGAGGCTTGATAATAACTCGAGCCCTCAATAACAGTGAGACTAAAATCACCCTTAGTAGCAGCCGGAATTACAAAATGTCCCGGGAAGATCGTTGGCTTATCTTCTACAATTTCCTTCGGGAACACCGAAACAATGGTACACTTGTCCATTGGATTACGAGGGAGTTGATAAAGCACCCTTTTACCGATATTCGGAAGTACTTTGTCAAACTGAGTAAGATTCAAATCCATTTAGTTCACCCAATCATTTCTTCGACGTGTGCCATAACCCACAGCGGTATCATAGGCCAGAGCATCACCTAATTTAGTCTCATTACCGAATAACTGTTCTTGCAATTTCTCTACTCTCATCTTAATCTCTTCGACCGTATTACCCATTCCCTCTGGTGCTTTATAAACTGGATTATGCCCAGCCGATGCGATGTTCTTTTGGACTGTCTTAATTAACAAATAAACCGCTTCCCAAATCGGAGGAAGTGGATTACCCTCGTTATCTTGAAACGTCCAAATCGGCTCATAAGATGTCTTCTCGAATAAATCTGATTCTACAAAATTAGGAACAGGCACCAATCGTTCGAGAATATAACGATGAGGAATATAACTATATTTGGGAACCTCAGCGACCAAAGGAGTAATTAACTCAAATCCCTCTGTGGTAGAAGTGACCCAGCGTTTTTCAAACTGGTCATCACTCCATACAACGCGCCAATTAGCCCTACCGTCTGTAAATCTACCATAATGATCTAACAGACGTTTATTGATCGCTGAGATTTCCTCCACTTTATTTCTCCTTAACTTCTTAGCTAACCGTAATAGTCAATTCACCAGCCGACAACGTAGCAGTAACGGTAGTATCAGCCGCAATATCAATATAGCTAATACCCGTATCACTCACAACACGAATAACACTCTTCAAAGGAAGAGGTGTAGCACCCACCAACTGAAACTCGAGCGAGGTGACATTGTTATAAACCGCAGCCGTTGATGTAATACCTGCGCCAGTCTTACCAGTAATAGTAGCCGTTGACATCATTTTCTCCAGACTAAAATTTATGCGTTACCAGTATGCGCATCCCACTTATTACTAATTAAACAACAGCCTTAACCCACCAGAACTCTGACGACGGGTCCCAACAAAGATCAATTGGACGATTCTGAATAGGCTGATAAGCCGTCTTAATAGGATATGCAGTTCCATTGGTCAAGAATGCACCAGGAGAACCGTTCGTGAAACAAAGTGTGACTTCACAATATCCCGTTGAGGGTGGAACAATATTAGCCACCTGCGTAGTTCCGGTGAGAAACGTTAACTTCGACACCGGAGTAATCGTAGCCGCCGCCGCAATCGTGTTCGGTAACGGCTGCTTATTGGTTTGGATAGTACTAAAGTTCTGCGTAACGAGATCAATTGATGCTGCCATTTTAGTATTATCCTCTCTTAAACCTGATAACCCGACGGGATTGCTAAGTTGTCAATATATGCGACTTCAGCCGGATTCTTAACATACGACTGACGACCAACAACCATATAAAACAATTCCGCCGCACTCACACCACCGGATGCACTACGAACCTCAAAAATCTTGCGTCCATCAGTGGTATAGAATCCAATCGGAAGAGTTTCACCCCATCCCCAAGTATTCTTCTTGAAGAAGTCAATGCGCTTCATGTTCCAGTTATAATCCGCCTTAACTGGAGCACCAGCCATTTGCATACCGTCGAAATACATATTCAGTTTCTGATCCTTTGGTTCCTTCCAAATCATCTGAACCAACTGACCAATCTCTTCATATGCCTGCATCTGGCATGGATGAGTCCAGGCTTCAATACCATTCCTCATATCCATTCCAACGCGGTTGCCAATCTTATTAATAGCAAGACGTGGAAGTGGAAGAGATAATGCGCTACCACCCGCATTAACCCTAGATGCACGAATTTGGGGAGTATTAGCTCGATTAAACCCGAGCCAAATTCCCGTCGATGCGCTGCTATTATGATACTGAACACCTAACAAAGCACTCAACGATGCCGGTGAACCAATACCAGAGGTAACAATCACATCAGTAGCCGTTGCACCAGCAATTGCAGGAGTAACCTGAACTGACTGATTCTCCACATCCCACTGAGTAATAGTACCACTACCACGAAGAGTAGCAAGTGTCGCATCGAATACCTGAACAACTTGCTGTGCTCGCATCAAACGAACACCATAGCCGTCAGAATTACAAACATAAGTATCAACACCACCACTCGTAGAAACAGAACCAATAGTACCAATAGTCCCAGTACCATTACCCTGAATCTGTGCATTCATCTGGCGAATCATTTCCTCAAGCTGCACTGCTGTCATTCGACGGACAGCATTCTGAACAGCCTTACGGCGATCATCAGTAGCCCACTGTGCTAACTTGGTGTATTCAGTTCCAAGTGACATATAAGTAGGCGATAAAACCGCCTTATCCCACACTGGACCAGAACCACGACCTAAGTCACCACCATCAGGATTGAAGTATCCGAAATTACCACCGGGATTAATTTCCAGCGGTACTCGCATTTCACGAGCGGACATTACTTCAACATTCTGTTTCTTAATCGTGCCAACAAATCCAGGATCGCGTTCAAATAAAACCTGAATCTTCGGCTCCACGCGTTCTAATTCAGTCGCTGCAACTTGACTATCGCTAACTGCTGCCATTTTAATTTACCAAACCTATTAACTAAAAATGAATCTAACACCAGTAATAGTATCACCAGCCGTTATCACAAAAGATGTGACGGTGTCTAATGATAAACTACAAGGTGCCGTAAGAGCTAAATTAATACCAGTATCACCAGTTACTTTCTTAAGTAACATAGTCTCAGTATTATCAGAAGGTGGAATAATCGTAACACCTACTGCGCCAGTGGGAACAGTAATCGTATTAGCTCCACTTGACAAATCCACTAACATATTCTGAGCACTTCCACTAGCATTGGTAGGTGCGGTAAATTCCTGAGAATATTCCACATCACCAGTAAATGTTATCAAAACTGATCTATTAGAAGTGACAGACATTAGTCCCTCATCAAGAAGTCACGAATACTCTCACCATCCCGTGGCAACTTATCACTATCTCTCCGAGTTGAAGTCACTTTATTCTGAGGCGCCCTTCTTTCCTCGTTATCTTCCTTGGGCTGTTTCTTCAACTTGGTATCATTATTACGATTGGAATTAGTAAGACCCTTCATGGCCTCTCCCTTTTTGGCCCTCATAATTGCTGGGAGAATAGTCTTAGCTTTTTCCTTTAATGCCTTCTCAATATTACTCATTGCACTTTGTGAATAATTAGCTTCCTTAGCTTTAATCCACAATTTATCTACTAAACCTCTAAATCTCGTATCGTTGCTAAGTTGTCTATCCAACTCACCCATCACGTCACTCACCACCGTTTTCTTCACATACGGTGGGAGAATACCTTTAGGATCAATATCCCTCGTTACTGCATTCGTAAGAGTAGTATTCATCTTCGTAGCAACCGTTGTAAACGCGGTCTGATAACGGCTTTGCTCAAAGGATTCTTTCTCTTTTTTGAATGCTTCAATTTCGGGATTTTCTTCTTCCTTATTCTTACTACTTGTGTTATTGTAAGGAGTTACTTCACTAGTATCGTACAACGCCTCGTGAATAATCTCACTAGCTAACTTCATCTGCTCAGCACGTTCATTATTAGGATTTTTCCTCAATGACTCTGCTGACATATTATGAATATAAGAAAGAATACTCTTAGTAACCCTCTGCGTAATAGGTGCGTGTGCTGTTGGATCAACTTCACCTAATGATGTTAGGAAATTATCAACGAGTTTGTTGAATGCTTTACTATCTGTCTGTTTGACGGCATTCAAAACACCCTTGATATCTCCGTTAAGTAAATCACCCTGAAACTTATTAAAAGCCGTTACCGACTCTTTAGCCGTCTTGGCATCATTAACAGTAGGAAATACTTCGGCGAATGCATGCTCTCGGTGAATAATATGATCAAGAGCCGGAAAATCCTTAAAGATCTTAGGATACTTAGCTAAAATCTCTTGTCTCTTAGGAATTTTAGATAACTCAAGTTCGTCTTCGTTATCTAAATCAACCTCGGGATCTTCCTCTTCTTTTTCTTCGTTCTCTTCACTCTCTTCATCATTATCTGAGTCATCTTCTACAGGAGGCTCATCGTTATCCTCAGTGTCTAAATTAATGTCAGTAGAAGAATCATCAGTATTCTCATCAGGTGCATTAAGTGCTTCCTCAATAGTTGAAGCATCCTGAGCACCTTCACCAGTATTAAGACCAAGAGCCGCTAAATCAAGAGCCATGTATATTCCTACTAATTAATTTGATGCAGGGCGCAGTTTAGGTTTATTATCCGCTGGTGGCTGCACCTGATTTTGCCCATCAGTCGGTTGTTGTGGCATTGATAACTGCTGCAACATTTGCATATGCGCCTGAAGATGTAAAAGAATATTCTTATAACCTTCAGGATTATCCGTCTTACACTGCCGTCCCTTTTCTCCAACTAACCAACCACGGCAAATTTCAGCTTCGATTTGATGATTATCAACGTATAATTCCGGCTGAACACTGCTCATTTCACTCATCTGGCCGGTCATAGGATCCGGTGAAGGAATCGGAGCACTATTAAGAAGAATACCAATCTCTTCGTATTGTTTCTCTCTATCACTCTCACCAGGAATCTTGAAATCAATAAGCCCGATAACCTTAGCCAGAGTCGGCATATTCTCCGGGCTGCCAATTGCGGCTAGGATTTCAGGGTTATTCGTTTGCATCAGATTCATAACGGTCTCTTTAATCTGCTCGATTGTAGCAGGAAGACCTTCTGGTGCTTCTAAGCGAATATCACCAATCTTTCCCTCTGACTGATTCTTCTTAATTACTACGTTGATAAAACTATTATTACCCTGCTTTTCAACAAGACGTTCGTCTTCCAGCATATCCTTCATATACGCCGGAATAACCTTCTTGAAGATATTACGCCAGAAGTAATTAATATCCCTTCCGGTTAAATTAGCTAATCTCTGTTGTGCTCCATTTCTCTGCATGGCATATTGTGACGCCGTGCGAGATGAGCTACCACTAGAGCCACCAAATACCTGTGGAAGTGCTCCAGATGTAAACTGACCCATTTCATTAATCTTACTACCAAATGGAGCCAGTTCAGGAGATACGCTAGCAGTCTGAAGAGTATGGAATCCATCGGAGATATTACGATTCTCTCCAATAGTCTTCGTTGGATACATACTTCCAGGTGAAACTTCCGTATTTCTGTACTGGTCGGCATTCAAGTATTTCGGATTAAAGAACGTCTGAGGAATACTATGCTCAATACATTGCAATTCTAATGAGATTAAATTAACAGTAATCTCCTGAACAGCCGTTACCATCGTGCCTAATGGGTCGAAGTGTACATAATGTGTTAATGGATTAGACAACAACGTCCAATGATCATCTAATGATTCGTTACAAGCCCTCACCCAATGTTCATTGACCATCGTAGCATGACAACCATCAGGGAATTTACGCTTCAAACTCTTTCTTAACTTATCCTCATTAACAGTATTAAATGCACTCGGACGTAACCACCACTCACGAACAGTAGGTGTATTAAGAGGATAATACCCACTATACTGCGGACTTAAACGTCCCCAGCGTTCGTAAATATCATTACCATCAGGCGAAGTTATTTTAGTTCCATCAGTAGAACTAAGTTCCTCCGCCAACTCCGGGAACATCTCATAAATGTTACTATAGTGAGTTTCGTAGTTAAGACTCAAATATGGACAATCAGCCTGATTCCTTGCCCAATTCGGTATCTTAACATATAACCCACCATAAATCTCAACACACTGCCTTGTTTTCGGCTGCTCAGTAACACCCTTAAGACGAGTAACAACGAATTTATTATTCTTAAGTTCTGGGTCCATCTCAATCATACAAGTAGGACAAAGAACTTTACCTTCATTTAATAAATCATGAAGTTGAATATCATCATTACCGGGATCAAATTCGCTTCGTTCCTGACCGGCAATAGTTTCGCTGGCATTAATCTCTTCCTGAGAAATAACATTCTGACAATTCGGGCAAACCTTCTGTACACCGTCAACCTCTACATCCTCGTATTCAGGAATAGGAACAGTGCCATAAGATTCGCATTCGTCAGTATAATTATAAGCCGCAACCATGCCACATTGCCACATGGTCCATAACATTTTAACCCAAAGTAAAGGTGCGTCTAACTGATTATAAACTAACTCTGCAATCTTAGTTCCCGCCTTAGCCGTTTCGAGATCATTAACATTATCGGCATCATCCGGAAGACACTTAATCGGAGGAACAGTAGTACTTAACGCAGCAAGTACTGTTTCTCCGTATGCACGATAAACGTTAATATTCTTGTCATAATAAGACGCCTGGTTATCATCGGTGCTAGAATCAAATCCACCAACGCCCCAAATGCGCCAATCATGTGCAACGGAATCCCAATAGATATTGTTATATCCCGCCCACATTAATTCAAGGCGTTTCCAATTCCTGATTTGACGCTCTCTTACTGCACGATCTTCTTCGGTGAAGTCGTCAATAATAGTCTTAATTGCGTCTTCCTCTTCCTCGGTAAGTTCAACGCCCTTGAATTTTTTCACTTTTTCACCTTAGCGAATTTCTTACTCTTCTTATCACCGCTCTCTAATTTAGCGGCTACTTCTTTAGATGGCATCAGGAATTTAAGCAATGATTTCTTAGCCATTACTCTAATCCACCGAATGGATTAATACCACCATATTTATTAGATACTGATCCGTTACCCAAGTAAGACTCGATAAGAGAATTATTACGCGTGGGTTGCTGTTGCATACTCTGGAAATAATTCGACTGCTGTGGAACATTCTGCTGCTGCATATTATTTTGATTACCCTGCAGCATTTGCATAATTTGTTGCATCATACCACCGCCGCCGAACATTCCACCATTATTCTGTGAAGTCCCAATCATTCCAGCCTGCTGCTGTGCCTGATTAACAGGAGTCCAACCTGCCATTGGATTACCTGTCTTATAACCAATACCTAAATCATAAGTCTCGCCGTGAGGTGTAGTCCAATAATCCCCACGTCCTGCATTTGTAGCACCCATCTCAGTGAGTTTCTTCGTCATTTCCTCCGGAGACATCTTACCAGAACTCATCCACTTATCCCGCCACTGTTCTCGATTCATTCCATTGAACACACCATCGTGTCCAACATTATTATTCTGTGCTTGTGGTTGAGTTTGTGGTAATCCAGAACCAGGAATAGGTTCAATTCTTAATGGTCCATATTTAGCTTCGGGATTCCATAATCCCTGACCCTGAGCAATAGAACCAAGTGCAGTACCATTAGAAACCTGAGAAGGTGGATTCGGCTGAGTCTGTGCAATCGGATTCACATTACTATTATTACCAGTACTATCCGAAGGACTCATCCAGGATGTATTGGCATTAGTGTTAGTATTCGGATTAGCCGTTAAGTACTGATTACGTTGCGGCTGTTCGTCTTGTGAACTGAATAATGCCATAATATTTAATTCCCAGTTAACAACTCAGCTTCAAGTTCTTCGGTACTCTTTGTACCCGCCAAGAATACTTTAGCTTCGTTGGATAATTTAATCGCTCTATTCCTAGATTCGGCTTCAAGCTCGCGTCTCTTAGTTTCCCAAGATTTATAACCTTCACGTGCTGGTTGCCAGTTTGTTTGTTCGTTATTCTCACTGGCTACATTAGATGAAGACGGCTGAATCTTAGAGATTAGAACATCCCTCAATTCTTTATTCTCCTGCCGAAGTTTCTCCATCTCGATTCGATAATATTCAACATCAGTATTCCTAATGTTTCTATTGTCGAAGAAACGAATTAAACTCCGGCAGAAGGCTTCGTAAATACATTTAATAAACAACATGCCCCCTCCTACCACTTCGTCCGAACCTCGGAATAGCAACGGCTTGCTCACTATCCTCACTATCTAACTTTCGCATATTCCTATAAAACTGAGTCATATCACCAGTTTCCTGCAAACGAGTGATGATAGTCTCAGTCTTATTTAATTTAACAGCGGCTTCACTAGCTGTTCCGAAAAACATATCAGCAGAGTGTAATAGCATCCTTAACATATCATAAGGATCATCACCATTAAACTCTTTAACGTCTTCCTTCTTCTTACCATCAGATGTGTCATTCTCATACACGCACATCTTAATGGCATCACAAATAAGTTTTACATCCGGTGTATCGAAAAACTGAATACGTGGGATATCTTCAACAACATTCTGCCTGTTGTACACTGCAAGATACTCTTCGTAGTCTTTGCGTCCTTTATTACGTAGAATCCAATCGGCTACATTGTGATCAAACTTACCCGTCTGTTCAGCCGTTAAAGTTACTTTCTGAGCCCAACGAAGATACTCATGTAGTAATGTTTTACCAGCTAATCGATTCTTCTCGCCTAATCTAACAGATACTCCAAGTGCTTCCGATACCTGTTCAAGAATCGTGTGCGGATCACCGCGATGCTGATTAGCACTGTGACAAATAACAATATCAACCGGCTGTTCGCGGTCGATAAAGAATTTAACTTCCGGTGCCCACTCACTAATCTTTTTACCATACCAGTACTGATGACGATAAACGAATAATTTGTTGTTCGGACTAATAGCACCCCAACCAACAGAACACATTGCAGCGTGGCCCCAATCAATTGATACAATCCGCGGCCACCAACTCGGAATATCGAACGGCTTGATTACATGAATTGCATTATCCGGTTCATCTTCATAATGAACATCTCGAAATTCCTCGAACACTTGCCCGAGATACGCATTCCAATCTCCCATCTTAGCTTTATATTCAGCTTCGGGGAGATTGCGAAGATTGCTAATATAATTCGGGTCAGCGTTCGGATTATCTAAAACGGTAGAATGGATATAAATCCGGCTATTACCACTCTTACCAATAATCCTCTTCCCACCTTCGGGACATGGATCAATATAACGATTCTTAACCCACGAATGACCTACATCACCCGGCATACCGGCTGCACGAATTACAGCGGGTAGATTAGGATCAGAAGAACGACCTCTAGAGAAACCAATATAAGAATAAATAGGATACGTTAAACTAGTTACTTCGTCCGGTGTGAAGAGGTTAATTTCCATACTATCGTAGATATGAACATCATTCTCATTCTCACAATGTCCGAAGAATATCCTTGCTCCTGTTGGTTTAGCTCCACTGCCGAATTGGTCTTCGCGCGGAAATGTCCATACCATATCCGATTCGTTGGCAACGGCTCCGAATTTAGGATAGATATCAAATGCTCTTGCCCAGACTTCTTTCTTTAGTTGCTTGCTCGTTCTACGTAGAAAAAGTTGTTTGAACTTCGGATTCTGATGAAACCCATGAACAATGGGAAACATCAGAAGAAGTTCACTCTTACCACTTCCCGCTCCACCACCGTAGAATGCTTCGCGAATACTGAATGGAACGGCTAAGAATTGTGCTTGCTTTTTAGTTGGCTTCCATTCATTATTCAAATTAAAGGGCATCGGTTTATTTCTTAACTTATTCGTTAGTCTTTAATTCTTAACTTACCTGGGATTTGTTTCATTGCTTCCTGGGCAGTTGTTTCATCATGTCCACGAGAATGTGTCATCTCATGAATTAAAACTTTGAACATATCCCTAGGTTTCTTAGTCAGTTCATAATTAAGAACAATATTACCAGAATTTGGAGAATATACACCCAACAAGCTAGCACCAATTTCTTTAGCTATATCCTCTTCCCTTTGAAATTCCTCAGTTGGTCCAGCTTGAATTCTATTTAATCCGATCCCTCTAACTTCTGGATAAGCCGTTAATACCCGGTCTACTTGTCTTGCTAGAGTTGGACTACCAATTACTTCAGGGTATTGCCTAAAAATCCCGGGATGTGATACTGCTGGATATTGACCCTTAGTATCAAATGCTGCTGGATTATCTGTATTAGTAGAACCTAATAGCTTCTCTAATACTTCTGGTCCAGGCATGAATCCAGAAAATTTAGGATCAGGCATTTTATTATTTGTGAACTATGGCAATAAGAACAGATACTAGAATTGTAATTATATAAAGAACGGTTAAATCACCAATTGACTGTTCTAGTTTATTCATTATTTTAGCTCAACCAATTACCAATACCTGAACCAGTAATTGCTCCACCTAACCAACGAGCCATTGCTTTCTTCCAATTAAATAACGAATCATCAGGTGCAGTTGAATAAGCATGAAGATCAACACCAGCCGCTGTTATAAATCCCGCAAAGGATAATTTGAATGCAGTAGAATGAATAAAAGCAAGAAATAAAGTCATATTAGTTCTTCATTTGTCGTTGAGTAATATAAGTTGTTAAAACGGCTAGACCTAACTGAGTATAACGGCTAGACATTACTCTTTTGAACCACCCAGGGTTATCAATCTTCTCTTCTAAAATATCGAACCGTCCATTAATTGCATCAACATTCATTTGCCAAATGTCTTTAGAATTAGTGAAGATTAATTCTTGGTGCTCAATCAGATAATTTAACTTAGCAATTAACTCAGCGTATTCTGCAGGATTCGTTGGATTACCCGGATTAGTTGGTGTATCATTCAGATGATTAATCCCAGTAACTTTAATCGGATTCTGTCCTGTAATATCCGCTCCAATATCTCCAACCTGAACACTACGCTGTCTAGTCGAGCCGTTTTGCCAATCCCAATTACAAAGTTTATTACCTACAACCTTTGCGATACTATCCTTAGAAGGAGGACGAGTAGGATCAGCACTCTTCCAAGTCCAACCATCATTAGGGAACTCAAACACTAATTGTTCAATGAACGTTCGTGTGAGTACTCGCCTTTGATCATCGTTACCGTTCGCTAGGGTGTTATTAAACAAAGCGTCAATAATCTGTACACCACGCTCCGGAAAACCGGGACAAGTCTGAGCGAATAAACTAGAAGGGAAGGATAATACAACAACCAAACTAAATAACTTATTCCGAATTATCCTCGGTGTGAAATAAGTCCTTAATTTCATGACGCCTTCCTAATTTACCGATGATAAAACTAATCTGTCTTTCAATCCCACCAATTCGATTATCGTGAGTCTCTAACTTACTCTCGATTCGCCGAACCGTTTGAATAGAGAACCAGCCAATAACGGCTATGAATAACGATATAATTACCTGACCTAAATCCACATTAAAAGTAAACATCTCATATGCTGCGGGTAAATTATTAATCCCATCCGCACGATTTAATTGACAAATATTACATTACTCAGCCGTTTTTGTTTCCGGGTTTAATTTTTCTAGTTTCTTAATTTTATCTTTGAGAGATTCGATCTCAACTCTCATATTAATAATCATAAGTTGAGCACTACCTAAAGCTTGTACTACTAATTCTTGTTGAGTCATTATGCTACCGTAATTGCTGTAATGATGCCGTTCTCGACTGTAATTGCACTGATAACAGTACCAGTACCACTTGCGCCGGCATTACCGTTCACAGAATATGTTGCTGACTCAGTATTGCTTTCATTTACTGAATTGCATCCGATGTAAAGGATATCATCATCTGGTTTATAATTCAGAAAATCAACATCAGAACGAGACGAATACATGTTGAAGTCTTCACCAGCTGGATCGGCTACGAATAAGAAATAATGAGCGTCAGTATCATCTTCATGGACTCCAAGTTGAAACCCAGCTTTGCCTGTATTGTCATTACCATAGGTCGCAACTATGAATCTAGCAGGATTATTACTAGCTGCTGTAGATGTATTAGCTAAATAAATACCAACACTGTCTCCTGGAGCGTCTTTAATAATTATAGTATCGCTATCAAAAATATATTCAGACGCTACAGTAAAGTTAGCAGTACCAGGAAACGTGAACGTGGTAGCTGGTGTATTATTTCCTGATGCACCATCCAGACTAATCGTGAACTCACACTCATTGGTGTCATCCACATGCACAGCGGCAGAGAACCCAGCGTTACCCTCAGCGGAATTACCATAGGTATAAAACTGAGCTAATATCGCTGCACCTGTATCAGTGGATTCATTTCCAATCCCGAAGAAGAATAAATTAGGCTTATTACCCAAATACTGCACATTGCCGGGTAATGTGAATGTAGTATCTGGGTCTGGAGCACCACGATTACCATCAATAGACCATGTAGCCGTTGCTTCATCCGCCCCGCCCTGATGCACGGTTAGATTCAGAGATAAATTATTAGTGTCCCCATCACCAATAGTCGGAATGGCTAAACTTGAACCGTCCCAACTTCCAAATCCCCCGAATGCACCACCATCATTAAATTGAACACTTGTATCCGCACCACCCGGAGTACCACTTCCTCCACCAGTAATAGGAAGAAATAATAATTGCCCATTAACTGGATCAAGGACTAATTGTAAATTCGTGCTCATACAATCGTTACCTCACCACTAAGAACAGTCGTTTTAGTTACGGATGTATAAGTAACCAAAACACTTGCGACTAAAGTACCCGCAAGACCGCCGGTATAAAACTCGACTGTATCCTCAGTGGTGCTCGTATCTACGACTATAAAGCTATCGAAAGGAGGAAGATTAAAGCCGTTAACAATTCGAACATCAACCGTAGACGAACTACCGGAGGTTTCTAATTGTTCCGCATTAGTTATTCCGGTTTGACGTCTCATTGGTTTTTAATTCACTCGAATGCGAGGGTTTTCGTTAAACACATTACCTAAGGATTCATGAACTGCATTCCTTAAGTCTTCTAATTCCTTCTGTGCACTAGCTAACTTATTATTAACCGCTACGCTATCCGTAGTGGCCTTATCAGCTTTAACCTTTAAATCTTTAACTTCACTAACCTTCTTTTCTACCGAATTTAATAAATCACTTAATGCCATCTTATTTATCCTATTCCTTTTGACCTAAAAATACTGTGAGTAGCTGAGTTTATGGAACATTCGCTGTACCAGTAACAGTAACCGCACCATCAGTCACAGCGATTGCAATTCTAGCGCGAACACAACGAAGTGCATTAGTTAAGGCGACATAATGACACTTATTAATCGCCGCCCAATTAACAGTAGCTAAAATCGCCCATGTTCCAGAATACGTAGGGCTTGACGCAGTTTCAATAACAACTTGTCCTGCTGCACTAGTTCCGTCAAATTCTACATAGAAGCCGTATTCAGTGGCTTGAGATGATACATTAATTGCACCACCTACACCACCCATAACACCAGCCGTATTAATCAACGACTCAGCATAAATAAGAACTTCAGTATAAACTCTACTCATAGTATTATATACTACCTAATTCTTTAAGTTCATTCTCCGCTTTAAGATTCTGCTTAGCGAAGAGACTCTTTTGAGTCTTAACTCTTACCAGTTCCGTCTTGCACAGTTTACAAAACGGCTGCTTTATATTCTCGTTCAATTTCCTAAAAACAACTGATTTGTTCATACAAGATTTGTTAGGACAAATCATCTTCGTAGTATTACTACTAGGCATAGTGCTTTACTCAATGGCTTTAACAGACTCGTAATGAGTCTCGTTTGTCATAATCGGCTTGTAAACAATAAGCTGATTGAAATTATTTACTTTTTTGTCCGATTCGCTTCGGTTAATTCCGATTACAATCTTGCCCATGTCGCTAGCAATTTTGCTCAATTGATTCGGGCTTTCAACCTCGTGAAGCCGTTGTCTTAATTGGGAAATGCTATCTAGTAAAACTCCGGTGGCACCCTCTTCGGCCAGCCGTAAATTGATCTTCTCCTTAATATTCTCGACCAATGATTCTACACTGGGAGGCATAAAAGGAAGAACGTTATCAGTATTCTTAAGACGGCTGACGTTAGGGATGCCGAAATCAGACAAACCATTCTTCGCTGTACCCACGTTTGGGTTTCGGAGAGCGGCTAAACGGTTAGTTAAATTATCCGGCGAGCTTAAACGCTGCTCAACCTGTTCATTTGTCATTAACATGATTCATATTACCTGTTTCTACTATACACTGCTGACAACTGAGGGGTACAGTATACACTACACTACATCCTGTGTCAAGGGGCTAAAAGTCCCACAATATATTGTGGTAGCACGAAATTATTTCGTTGTGAATTTTTTCGTATTTTTTGGTAAAAATTTTTCGGTTCTTTTTGTTCAAATTTATTTTATTGATTCTTTGTTCGTGTTCAATAGTCCGTCCGAAAGAGAGGGATGAGACTCTATTGTGGGCGGTCATAGGGTGTGTAGTGTAGTTCTTTTGGCAAGGATTATGTATATAGTGTGAGGTTAGCCGTTAATACGAGTAATTGAATAGTCAGATAGTTAGCGGATTAGAGGATTAATAGTACTCAGTTAGGCAGACCGTATATAGTAGTGTACACAATATATAGTGGTAGTTTTTCGATGGGCCACTAGGTATTGTGATGGGATGATTGGCATCTAGTATGCTATAGATAGTCATAGAACATCGGCACTGCAGAAAACGAGTGAACGGCCGATAACACTATTGGAGGTTGAGAC